CCAAGGAACATCAGCATACGAGCATCGCCCGCCAATGCCTTTTCAAATTGTGCTCGTCTCAAACTTTTCTTACCTTCAGCCTTGCCCTTCTCTATAAGGTTCTTGAATCTCTTTTGTAGTGTTGTGACTGAAGTGCCAACGCAGTCTGCTATCTCTTCGTAGGTGCAGTGCATTGATGCCAGTTTGAATATCAAGTCGTGATCTAGTTTGTATGATTTTTTTTGTGCGTCCATTATAATGTTTTATCCTCGCATACTATCCTGAAATGCCTTGCGTCAGTGTCACCATTGTTTGTGACAATCTTACAACGGATGTTATACACATTGCCAGCGGTTCCACCTTGTAATCTTATATTGACCAACTTGCCACCTGTGACTGTTATGTCAGTAGATGCATCAGTTGGATGCACTAAAGGATCTGCGTCACCAGTTGGTGAAGTGATTGTCACTGTGGGCGTACCAGTAATGCTGTCGCCAGTGGTCAAATAATCTGTGAAGTCAAGACCATATTGTATGTTTGACTCTGGATCTTTTGTAATAAAAAGACCATCGTTGTCTTTTTTGAATCCTGTTAAATTTGCCATTAATGATTGCTCCTAACTCTTGGTGTTGAAAATTGGTTTGTCATTGGTGGTATATTCAATTTTAAACTCCGTGTTTCTTGCGGAACAAGGTGTGCCCTTGTTTCTGCACTAACGATATTTACTCTATTTTCTGCCATTACCAATGTTTGTCTATTTTCAACAGGCAATACTATCGTCCTTGTTTCTGCATCAACCTTGATTGTGTTGAAAGGATCTGCTTGGAAGAACAGCCTACCAACCTGTAAAGTGCTGGCAAATGCAGTCAACGCCGCCAAACCAGCAGGTTTAAATGTTGGAGAAAGATCAAATTCTGTCGCGGCAGTGATCGTTAATAAACCTGAAGGTTTGAACGTTGGCGTGATTGATATTGATGATGTGACATCAATGTCAGCGAATGTATCTGTGATAGCACTCGCTGTCAATACGGTATTGAATGCTCCTGTAATTGCAATAGGTGTGTCATCAAGTGCATATTTCAAACCAACTTGTAATGTAGGTGTGAATGCACCTGTCAATGCGGCACTGGCTTCTAATATTCCTTGTGCCGTCGCTTCTACTGATGTGGTTGCACTAACACTGGCCTGTGCTGGTTGATTGAATGCTACATCTTCTTCTAGTGTAAAAGAGCCTGTGTATGTGACAACATCTCCAAGTTTGAACAATGGAGTGATTGAAATAGAAGCACTTGCATTTTTGACGTAAGGTGTTTCCCAAACATCATTTGGCCAGTTGTCCCAAGTCTGTTCATCACCAAGCCAAGTTTCAACAGGCCAGTCGTCCCAGGCTGTTGTGGCCAAGAAGTCCCAAGTGTATTCACCTTCTGATAATGCAAAGTTGTCAACACTGAAACCTGTTTCAAAATATGTGTTTAGATTGAATGAATCCCAAATGTAATCACCTGAAATGTCAAATATTATACCAGCCTCTGCGGCAGTGCTGGCGCTGGCTGTCAATGTTTCTATTGCACCAACCTTGAAACTTGGTGTCACTGCCAGGCTGGTGCTGGCAGATAGTGTCTCGTTGTCCAACAAAGTAAAGTTGGCAGTGGTGACCAAGAACAATGAATTTGCTTCTAATGTTTTTGCGAAACCAAGTTTGAAACTGGGTGTCACTGACAGACTTGATGTAGTTGCTAGATCAGTCTGTGGACATATCTTCTTGTTGACGCTGTCCTCACTGACTGTTGATGTTGTTGCAAGTGTTAGATCATCTAAAAAATGGTTTTGGTTTGCCTGAGCAGACATCGTGCTGGTTGTTGTCATTGTTGGTATGGTGTGATCGCTGTCACTGCCATCCATTATGATGTCTTGTGCTTGATAGTGTAGAACCGTGCTAGTAGTTGGTTGATTGATGTCAAATTCTTGCACTGGATTGGCATAGAAAGTCACACTTCCTGTGCCACCACCAAAATTGGCTGTAATTTTTATGTCAACGGTTGATGTACCATCTCCAACCAGGGAGGTACCTGTAAATGTTGGGATCCAATCACTGAAACCAAAACCTTGTGGACTGAAAAAATTAAATGTAGGCAGGTTGGATACTCGTGAAATACTAAAGTTAGAAAAGTCAAAACCCGTGCCTGAATGATAGAGTGTGCCCCTGCCTTGTGGTATGATCTTCTCTCCACGGAACACATTGCCTGAACTATTAGTCTGTGTAAAATTAAATTCCTGCGGGTTGATGCTGGTTGGTGTGCCATCCCAATGACCTGGACCTGCTTTTACATTGATATTGAAAGATGAGCAACTGCCACTGTCTATGAAAGTCCTCACATAATACGCAATCGTCTGCACATAGGCCGCACAACGATCTATTGGCACTCCCCTGTATGGTATCAACATACTTTGAGGTGTAAGACCTCCGTAGTGTGGCGTACCTGTGCCTGGACTATCGTCGTTGTTTGTAAATCTTACTGATAATGTTTGTGAAGTTGGATTGGTGTGTGTAAGAGTGACTTTCTGTGAGGGTACGTCCCACGCCACACCTGTGCCCAATGACCTTCTGTCATAAGGTTCAAAGGTTGGTTTTTGATAGGAACCTACATCACCATCGCTGTTGACACCAGAACTACCATTGTGGATAGAACTATTGCTACTGGCGAATTTAATATATCGTATGGTCTTGTTGGTAGCCACGGGAGATTACCTCCTTGATTACGCAAGAGATACGCTTAAATTTCCAGATGAGATGGTAAATTGATCTCCGCTACTTACAGTTTTTGAGGTTGTGAGTTGTCCAAAAAATAGACAGTTCGCACTTGAACTATTACCATCCATAATTGCTATGTGCGATACAATGTTTCCTGTAGAACCTGCTGACTGATAGTTGGCAGTTGCCACTGGGAATGAAACCGTTGCGTTAGAACTGATTGTTCCGTCTGTTGAAGCACCTGCGTTTCCAAATGTGATTGACTGTCTTGCATATGATCCGTTGTTGACTTCATAGAATCCAAACTTTGTTGATGCATCTGTACCTGTTGTGTTTGCCTCAAGTGCCGCCTCCAATGCAAGTTCGTGTGTGTTGCTTGCCGTTGTGAATAGGGCAACGAACACAGTTCCTGGTGCACTGAAATTACCTGCGGTCTGTCTTAAGACGTGATCTAATAATTTATTTTCTAAATAATCGCTAGCCGCTGTCATTGTTGTTTTCTCCTTTGTAATATTACAATGTTATTTATTGATGTTATGGTTTGATCAATCTCATCTTTACATCGTTGTAGGTTAATAATGCCGCCCCATCGCCCCAACGACTCATACGACATTTCTCCACATTGAAAGTTTCTGTGATAGTTGTGATTGTGCTCAATGTGTTGGTTGATTTCACGAACTTCATAATCCTTAGGTTGGATGGGTCGCATAGCATTGCAAACAAGAACACATCATTGTTGCTACCAACGAAACATCCTGTTGGTGATACGTCGTTATCAGCCAGTGTTGAAAAATTAATTGCATTTGAACTTGTCACACTGCTGTCTCCTGGAGTGTAGTGATGGACCCTGAGTCCTCCTGGTGTTCCTCCTACCCTTTCCCAGAACAAGAGTGTGTCGTTGAAGTCCGTGGTTTCAAAATGACTAGATCCCTGTGCCCCAAAATCTATCGCATTAGAAACTGATGAATTCAGATTAAGGACCGCACCAGTCACACCTGATATTGCCGTTGCAGAAATGTTATTACCTGTAGTGGTAAGGTCCAATTCAAATGGCACTATTGTGTTGATGTTTGTGCTTGGTGAGTCTTCAATGGTCTTCCACATCAACACCGTGTTGGCGTCTTTGAAACCATTGACACCTCTAGCGTTGTTGTAGAACATATCACTATTGGCCACATTTGAACCTGCACCTGAACTGGTGCTTGAGGAATTGCCGTTGTCTGTCAATGTGACTACTTGACCACCTCTGCTCAACATATTGACATAGACATCACTGCCTGGTCGCCTATACATTCTACCACCATTGCCTTTGGCGAAGTTGCCATCAACTCCAAAAGTATTGTGTTTGGTCACCGTGGCACCTGATATTGAGAATGTGCCTCCTGTGTTGTTAGATAAGGCATCCGCATACACAAAGATGTTGCCTGAATTGGTTGGCACCACTTTGGCGATAAAATCTGTGTAGTTGTTTGTTGTTGTTGTCACCCAAGATTGTTCTTGGCTGGACATCTCAAGTGTGCCTGAATTGTTTCTCAACACATCGTATCTGATTAAGTCATTGCTGGCTCCACCAGCATCAGTGATGTGCATTGAAACGCCATACTCATCATTGAATGCCGCAAAACCAAGGAAACCCTGTACCGCCGCATTCCTTGTGAATGTTTGGTCATTGCTACCATCGTAATCTAAAAACGCATTTGCACCTGTGGCTGTTGTGCCCTGTGCTAGTATGCTTTTGGCGAATCCTATTGGCATAGTGCTCCTACGCGAATGCTTTGGCTATGGTTGCTATCTTGTTGCTACCCGTATTGAATATCGTCACAACATCTATCGCATTCGCATCTGTTGATAATGTTGGTGTGCCTCCAGAGAACTTGGTTGATGCGAAAGCACCTGTCCTTGAACCTGCGCCATCCTGTGTGATGATTATTGTCACACTACCGCCTGTTGGTAGATTTGAGATCGTGAATGTTGTGTTGTGTGCCAGTGTCACGGTGTGGACACTCGCCAAAGAAGCATCAACCGTTATGCCCGTTGAACTTGTCAATGCGTTTATGTCTTCCTTGTAGCCAACATTGAACCTTGCTGTTGCGTTAAGGTTGATGTCACCTGTGCCTGCAGGATCAAGTGTGATGTCTGCGTTTGAAGGTGATGTCATAGTTGAACCTATAAATGTTATGTCACCATTGCCGTTGTCTGTTATGAAACCAGCACCGTTGGTAAGTTCATTGGTGTTGGTTGGAATAGCGGCACCTGTAATAGTTAATGTGCCATCTGAATTTGTTGATGTTGTGATGTTTGTGCCACCCTGTATATAGAGTTGACCACCATCCGCTATGTTGATACCTGCTGAATCATCGCCTGCAAATGTTATGCCTGCTGATGATCCTGTGTTGTCAGTTCCTAATTCAAATCTTGCATTAGAACTATTGTATTTTAGAATCTGGTTTGCTGAAGGAGAATCAATGTTGAACATATCAATGATTGCATTGACGTTGTCAACGTTCTGTTTGATGTCTGGTCTTGCCAGCCTTGGTGAATCTGTTCCTGCGTCTAAATTTGTTGTTCCTGCTTTTGTTCCTGCGGGCCAAGTTGCCATTGTGTTAATCTCCTTTTTCTATATTTACTTAAACTGCGTTGGTCTTTATAATCCTATAATAGTTGCCACAGGTGATAACGCCAACACCTTTGTTAATACGCATACCACTTACACGTTTTGTTCCTGATGACGCTGGTATAGATCCAAGGTTCACTGTGTCTTTCACCATTGTGATCACTGGATGTGTGGATGTCTGTGCTGTGACTTCAAAAACACTAACAAAAACATTTGAACTGGTTGTCCAGGCCACCGCGAAGTAGTCATCGTCTAGTGCGAACAATGCCGTGCTGGCAGGATCGTATGCGGTGCTTGAACTGTCACTGCCGTTGACCCTGCTGACCGCAACGTCATCACTGGCCTGAAGTTGCACTACCTCACTGCTAACCGTGACCCTTTGCATTTCCTGTCCTACTCCTGTGCTTGTACTTGCTCCTGAAGGCGGTGTGACGCTGTCTGCCATCATTCCCTCAAAATCTGTCCTGTTGTTGTTGGTGTTTTCAGACGTGCCACTACAAGTGGTTAGGTAGAGATTGCCAATGTCTGACACACTTGAACAATCACCGTACAGGCCAATGTAGGCGTCGCCCATCTGAATGGCCTTCATTTTCTCCCTTACCTTGGCTTCTGCCTGTCGTCTGCCGTCGTTGTATCCTGTCTGGAATGTTGTGAATGTTCTGTGGAAACTGTCAGCCGCATACCAGTCAGGCGCTGTGCCGTTTTGATCTTGGTCCTCCAAGTGAGCAAATCTTTTTTGTGCCCAACCAAATTGGAAACATCTTGAATCAGCCGTGACATTAGAAGCGTCACTGAATCCTGTGTCTTGACTGGCATACCAGAAAACTATGTTGTGTATGCCTGCTGGGTCAGTGGTGAATTGTGGGTCGCCCACCGTCCTTGTGAAAGGTATGACGAAGTTGTCTTTTGGTCCTGTTATGATGGCACCACTCTGTACTGAGCCACCACCATCCTTTTGTGTGAACAACCTGTTGTTGTTTATACTATAATTTGCCCCATTGCTGGCCTCAGTGTGTCCAATGGTGTGTCCCGCAAAACCTGTCAATGCTGAACTGGGTGAACTAACAAGGTCATTGACGTTGTTCACACGATAAGGTGTGAAGTATTGCCAGTTCCTGTCTCCAGTTGGTTTGGCTGGATTGGGTTCAGGATTCATTGCCCAAACCTGCAA